ACAGCGATTGAGCCGACCGTGGCTGAGCCGTGGGAACGACGAGAAGAGGAAACTACCGTCGCCTTTGAAGCCTTCGCTACCTACCGGGACATGGGCCTCAAACGCAGTTGTGACAGGGTGGCGAAGCAGTTGGGAAAATCCAACACCCTGATCGAACGCTGGTGCACTCGCCACGAATGGGTTGACCGCTCTGCGGCATGGGACGCCCGCCTTGACGAACAGGCGAGAGAAAGCGTCGTCGATCAGGTCCGGGAGATGGCCGAGCGCCATATCAAGCTCGCTCGCGGCTTCCTGTCGAAGGTCGCTGAACGATTGCTCCAGCTTCGGCCCGAGGAGTTGACGCCGACTGAGGTGATCAGGTGGGGTGAGGTAGCGGTGCGCCTAGAGCGGATGTCGATGGGCGAAGTTGCCGATGGGGTCAAGAAGGTCGAGGTCACCGGTGCTGATGGCGGCCCGATTCAGGTAACGGACCCTGACGATCTGACAGACGAGCAGTTGGCGGTGATCGCTGCTCCGGCCATCGTGAGCAAGAAGAGCAAGAAGGGGGACTGAGATGCGGTATGACCCGGATAGGGCCCGCGACACCGAGAACAAGGTCATCGTGGGGGTGACCTGGGCCTTCGCGCTGGGCGTTCTGGCGGTGACCGTCTTCGTGGTTTCCTGTAGCATCTACCTGTTCTCCTGAGCACGGAGGGAGTGCATGACCACGAAGGAAGCTCGCCTGGCGAAGGGGAAGCCGCTCTGCGACATCTGCGGGGCGAAGCACTGGCCGCGGGAGCCGCATAAGATTCGACCTCAGCCGACGCGGCGCGCGTCGCCGCAGGGCAAAAGTGACGCGGCGCGCGTCGCGGGGCTGGAAGGTGTCGTGATAGACCCCGAGGCTATCGACAAGGCCATGTCTGGCCTGGTTGCGGGTCGTTCCTTCGCTCAAGTCGGTAAGGCGTGGATTCCAGGCTGGCGGTGTCACTGTGGACACGAGTGGCCGTGCAAGGGCGACAGGCCCCGGCAGTGCCCGCGCTGCAAGAGCCGGACGTGGGCGAAGGAGGGCTAGCGGGAGCCTGTGCTTCCGGCAGCGGGTGGAGAATACCGTAGCCACCCCCTATATTGAGGGGCAGGCGGCGGCGTGGAAGGACACGCAGGACTGGTGGAGCAGCAGAGTTGGAGTGAAACCAACCAATCCATACCACCCCAGTGGGCCTAGGCCGCGAAACGACTGCAAGCCGGTATCGAGTCCGGCCCGCCTGCCCCCCGTATCTCGCTCGCGAGAGCACCAGCGGCCTACCGGCTATGACAGGTAGGTGGACCCGGCCCACCACCGGGCAGTGGCTCACCGACTGTGACTGGTGAGTGGCGGAGAGAGCAACGTTCCGCAAGGGGCAAGGCTCTCCCAGCGTGGCCCTCCACGGCTGACTGAACTGGTGGGGGACATAGAAAGGAGGAGCGCAGTGCTTCACAAGGTTCGAGACGGGTACGGCTTTCAGCGCGAGGACAACGGCGCGATAACGCTCGTTATCAATGACATCGGCGTGTTCGTGATGTCGCCATATGAATGGGCCGAGGTCGTGGAGGCCATGCAGGTTTCCTTTCCAGAAGAAGACGACTCCCCTGTTCAAGCGGGTCACGCTGTTTACGACTGACCATATTTTGCAACCGCAGCGGCATGACTGAAAGAGACCCTGGTCTCTGCCGACGGGCTAGGCGTGTTAGCCGGACAAGGTTTCCGGCCTGCGGTGAACCGCGGGGGCGCATGTTTCGGCGTGTGCTACCACGTGGCCTGCGGTTAGCAGCAGCGGGTGGTGGCAGTAAACAGGTCTGCATAATCAGGTAGGTCTAGGACTGGGTGGGTGGTTTGCCCACTGCCCGGCAAGGCGGAGGAGCGGGCCACCCGCTGCACAAGGAAGGGGCTGAGGGAGAGATGCCACTGTGACAACGGCCATCCAGCCGCACGAGGCGGCGCGGCGGCTGATCGAGCGTCGGCAGGCTCGGGCGGATCTGCTGGCCTTCGCACAGTTCACCATGCCGGGCTACGACCCGGCTCCGCACCTCCACTTACTTGCACAGCGCCTCCACGCCATCGAACAGGGGGATCTCAAGCGGCTGATGGTGTTCTTCCCTCCCCGCCACGGCAAGACGGAGATGGTCTCGATCCGCTTCCCGTGCTGGTATCTCGGGCGGCACCCGCGGGCCAAGGTCGTTCAGGCCGGCTATGCCGAGTCGATCACACTGGTCCACTCCCGTGCGGCCCGCCAGGTCTTTCTCAGCCCGGAGATGGGCCGTCTCTTTCCTGCTCTGCGAGGCGGAGCGTCCACGGTGCGAGAGGCGGCGCACGAATGGGAGACGGCGGCGGGCGGCTCCTACTACGGAGTCGGGGTAGGTGGAGGTCTCACTGGCCGGGGGTTCAACATCGGTATCATCGACGACCCGGTGAAGGATGCGGAGGAGGCCAGGTCCCCCACGGTCAGGCAGCATATCTGGGACTGGTACACGCAGGTATTCAGGACCCGTGCGGAACCAGAGGGGTCCATCATCCTGATAATGACGCGGTGGCACGACGACGACTTGGCCGGCCGGCTCCTGAAGCAGTCCCACGACGACCCGGAGGCGGACCAGTGGGAAGTCCTGCACCTGAAGGCCATTGACCACGAAGGGAACGCCCTGTGGCCTGCCCGTTACCCGATCGAGGTTCTGAAGCAGACGCGAGCGACCATCGGTTCCTCACAGTTCGCCGCCCTCTACCAAGGGTCACCGCAGATCGAGACCGGCAACATCGTCAAGCGGGACTGGTGGAAGTTCTACGATCCTGATGAGCGGCCGGCTTTCAACCGCATCGTCCATTCGTGGGACACCGCGTTCAAGACGAAGAGCGCGAACGACTGGTCCGTCGGCACCGTCTGGGGGCAGAATGAGACGGGCGTGTACCTGCTGGACGTCTGGCGTGCCCGGGTGGAGTTCCCCGAGCTGAAGCGGGCTGCGGTGAGCCTTTGGGAGCGTGATCGGGCCATCGCCGTGCTGGTAGAGGATGCGGCGTCGGGGCAATCGCTGACGCAGGAGCTTCGTAGGGAAACTCCCATCCCGGTGATCCCGGTCAAGGTAGACTCAGACAAGGTTTCCCGGCTTTACGCTGTCACGCCCATGATCGAAGCAGGGCGGGTGTTCCTGCCACGGCGCGCTCCCTGGCTCCACGACTACCTTGAGGAGCTGTCCGCTTTTCCGAGCGGCGCTTACGACGACCAGGTAGATAGCACCACGCAGGCGCTGCGCTATATGATGTCCGCTGGTACGCCGAACATCCGGTGGCTGTAAGGAGGTCTGCAATGAGGTCCCGCTTCCCGGAGTTCTGGATGCTGGCCATCATCGCTGCGGCATCGGCGTTCTTCATCGCCCTGATCCTGGCCACTGAGGAAGTCCCGAGGTAAGCCTGTGCGATATCTGCAACGCCTGCAGGCGTCCAGCGTCCTGGAAGTGGCCGGGCTGGTGGCCGTGACCGCTGGCGTGGCCTTCATCTGGTGGCCTGCCAGCCTGATCGTCGGCGGGCTCGCCGGGATCGTTCTAGCGCAAGGGATGGATCGATGACACTACTGCAACGCTCTCTCGAAGCCCTCGGTGTGAAGATGCCGGACCGGGCCGTTCCGATGGTTTCTGGAAGCTCTTCACTCGCGATGGGCCTGCAATCCGGCGCATCTCAGCGGGATCTACCTCAGCAAATGGCGGCGATGGGGAGTGTCGGATGGCTCTTCGCCGTTGTTTCCCGGATCACGTCGTCGGTTGCGGCCACCGAGTGGCACCTCTACCAGGAGCGTGGCGGGGAGCGCGTTGAGATTGACGAACACCCGGCTATGGAACTGTGGCGAAGCGTAAACCCGTTCTACACTCAGGGCGAGTTCGTCGAGACCTTCCAGCAGCACCTTGACCTCACCGGAGAGGCATGGTGGGTGCTGGTGCGCAACGGCCAGCAGCCCCCGAGCGAGATGTGGGTCGTTCGTCCAGATCGGATGCGTCCGATTCCAGACCGGGACGACTACGTGAAGGGCTACGTATACAGCCTTGGCAGTGAGCGGATTCCGCTGGCCAGAGAGGATGTCATCTTCCTGCGTATGCCGCACCCGACCGACCCGTATCGCGGCCTCGGCCCTGTGCAGTCGATCCTCATAGACATCGATTCCGAGCAACTGGCGACGCAGTGGACACGCAACTTCTTCCGCAACTCGGCCGAACCCGGCGGGATCATCGAGTTCGATGAACAGCTCAACGATGCCGACTTCGAGCGCCTGCGCGTCCGCTGGCAGGCACAGCATCAGGGCGTCGCCCGTGCGCACCGTGTCGCCCTGCTTGAGAAAGGCGTGTGGAAGGACCGCAAGATCACGCAGCGCGAGATGGAGTTCGCAGCGCTCCGCAAGCTGGGCCGAGACACGATCCTGGGGGCCTTCGGTATGCCGCAGGCCATCATGGGCATCAGCGAAAGCGTGAACCGGGCGAACGCTCAGGCGGCCGAGCTCACCTTCGCCCGGTGGGTCATACGGCCGCGGTTGCAGCGCATCAGGGAATCACTCAACGAGCGCTTGGCGCCGATGTTCGGCGATGGCCTCGTATTCGACTACGTTGACCCCGTACCGGAGAACCGCGAGCTCAACCTAGAGGAGGCCGAGCGCGGGTATAAGGCCGGGATTCTGACGCGGGATGAGGCCCGAGCGCGACTCGGTGAGGTGGAGGCGGAGACCGGTGGTGCGGAGTTCGTCCCTCCTGGACCCGGCGTGGGCCTGATAGCGCCAGCCCCATTGCGGCGAAGCCTCTCAGCGCCGACGCTTCGCAAGGCCGACGAGGATTCCCTGTGGCCGGAGACCGTGCGGGCCGAGCGGCGCCGCATGGCTACCGCGTGGGAGGATCGGCTGGGCACCGAAGCGGAGGCGCTGGCCGACTACATGGAGCAGTTCAGCTACCCTGAACAGCGCATCGCTCCCGAGGATGTCGGCGGGTACGACTGGGACTGGGGCGGGAAGTATGGGCCCGCTATTGAGGAAGAGCTGAGGCGGGCTTTCAGCTCGGCGGTGACAGCGCAGTTTCCCGGCATGGGGCCCGGAGAGGTCCAGTTACTCGCGGGAGAGTACGCAAGGGAGAGCGGCGCGGAGCTGATCACTCGGACCGTGGACTTCACGAAGCTGCGCGTCAACCTGGCCGTGGAGCAGACCATCTCGAACGGGGAAGGTCTCGGCCAGCTTCAGAAGCGGTTGCGGGACGACATGGCCTTCAGCCGGGACCGCGCCCGGATGATCGCCCGCACAGAGACAGCGAACGCGCTCGGGGAAGGCACGAAGCAGGCAGCCTTGGCGCAGGGGCGCAACGAGAAGCACTGGGTCACGCAGGGCGGCTCGGGGAAGGCACGAAGCAGGCAGCCTTGGCGCAGGGGCGCAACGAGAAGCACTGGGTCACGCAGGGCGACGACCGCGTTTCGGACATCTGCCTGGGCAATGAAGCGGAGGGCTGGATACCGGCCAACTCAAGTTTCCAGAGCGGCCACGACAGGATTCCCGGACACGTACAGTGCAGATGCGTTACCCGCTACCGGACGGCCCAGCCGCAGTCGGAGTCCTATGAGACGCGCTGCCCGCAGTGTGGGAAACGGCTCCCCGTAGATAATGTGCTGCCCGGTACGGAGCTTCTCTGTACCCGCTGCCGGCACTCTTGGGTGGCCGTTTGAGAGGTAGCTGATGCCATCAGCAATACGCATAGAGGATCCGCTACGGTACCTTGCTCTTGCCGTGATTGAATGTGCGGTAGCCGATGTT